TAATTAAAGTCATTGGTCTTCTCCTGTTGTTGAATGTGTAGTGCCTCGTCGAGCAGCTCCTCACGCAGTGCGTGCAGTGAGGACAGTCGGTCGAAGTGGGTCTCGCGGTCGGCGATGCAGCGGTCGTAGTGACCGGGGTAGTCGCGACCGTTGGGCGTGAGATGCTTTAGGGCGTCGATGGCCTCGAGCAGTGCGTCCATCGCATTGCGGCGCTGGTCGATCAGGTCGAAGGCGCTGCTGCCGTTGATGTTGAGGATTGGTCGTATCATGTCGTGTGCTCCTTGTTGCTGATAAGGTACCCTTAATCTGTGCAACTCGATGTTGCAATAGCTAATTTACTATCAATTATCGTCAGACGTTATCCGCCAAACCTCCGTGCCGTTTGATGTAAGCGTTAACTTGTCGGGTTGGCACACGACTGTACGGACCTTGGTAGCCGTCAGCCCATTGGTTCCAGTTTGTTACGGACACGTTGTTGCCCTTCGGACCCTTGATGTACCCGACCTCGACCGCCTCCCACGGGCCGGTGTCGCTCTTGGGCGTGCAGTTGTGCAGGCTACTGGCTTGCACACTGAGGGAGGCTCCGTCGGCACAGTGCATGCGCTCGGCGATAGGGCGTCTGGCCTCGGCCAGATAGTCGTTTACGTAGTCGATTTTAGGCTTGGTCATGACGTTATCCCATCTGCACGCTCGCGGATACAGTGCGCTCGGTTGGCGTAATGCTCCTGCCGAGGGTCCCATGCCGACAAGTCAGCGGCGCTGTCGAGGGCGTCAGCGGCAAGGTGGAAGAGGTCGGCCACCAGACGGCGCTGACCGCCTGATGCGTCCTGTGCGAAGCCCGCAGCGCGCTCCTCGGCCGCATGCAGCAGCCAGTTGCCCAGCACCTCGCTGTCCTCCGCCGTCGTGATGCCGTGCGTCAGTTTATATCGGTTCATGTGCGTGGTCCTTCTAAGGTCTTGACGAGTGCTATGACTGCTATGGCGAGGGCGACGAGGAAGAACGTCGTGCTGCCGATGTGTGCGATGCTCATGCCACGCCCCCTTCCGTCTGGTTGTCGGTAGGCAAAGATGCTTCCCAATAGGCAAATGCTTGGGCACCCGCCTCAAGGCCTAAACTTGGCCGCGCAAGATTTTCTAACGCCTCAACTTTCCAGACGTCGCGGTCTTCAGTTAAAGATTGCACGTCGACAAAGACGTAGCCGTTGCCCGCAGCATTGCCGCCTTGGGCAAACGTGCCAGTCCATTCGAGCCGTGCGATGAGCGCCTGCGCTGCGGCCGCGTGGTTGCCTGCGGCGTCGAGTTCCCAGTCGTAGCCGACGGTCAGGCTGCCAGCCAGTGCGGTGGCCTTGATGCGTGCGCCACGAACGTTGGATGCCTTGATGTACTTCGTCTCGATTGCCTGTGTGATGATAGTCATGTCGTGGGCTCCTGCTGTTGGCGGCGGTCTAAACGTATGAGGAATGCGGTCAGATCATCGACGAAGCGATTAGTTGCCGCCTCGTCCAATGTGTCGCTGAACGCATGGTTCACCTTTGCGCGGTTCAGCATCTCGAAAAATGCGTCTGTCGCTATGTCGGCGAACCGCTCAAAGTTTGGCGATGATATTTGTTTGTCAGATAACTTACTCATGTGATGTACTCCTGTTGCTGATAATTAAAGGGCGGTGTCGGAAGCGCGTTGAAAACGAAACACGTCGATTAAAGCAATCTTGTATCCGGGAAACACGTCAGCCGCTTCGGTAACGATCTTGTCACAGATAACGAACTCGGCTTCGTAAGCATCTTCAAACCGATCTACGTTGCCGAACTGAACTGAAAGATCACCTTTCTCAGGATGACGCAGCGTTACGGCGGCAGACCAACTGTAGGCGTTAGGTGCGGTAAAAGCTGCGTGGATGGTTGCGGTCTTCATGTTATTTACTCCGTTTCTTCGTTGCTGATGTACCCTCATACTGCGGGTTTGAAGGTAGGTCAACAATTATTTTGCAACACGTGCATTATTTTACTCGTGTTGCAGATATGAGGGTAGTGCAACGCGGTGCAACACGAGTAATTTATTACCAGTACCGCAGAAATACTAGTGTCTCAGGACGTGCAACACGGTGCAACACGGTGCACCATTTAGTTCGTGTTGCATCTGCAACGCCACCTGCAACGCCGAGGAGGCCTCTAGAACTACGTTCTAGGCCCTCTCGCGTTGCATGTTGCACGCGTTGTGCGTTGCGTTGCGCTGCAGGAAAAGTTGACCCCCTCGTGGTGTAAATTGTCGGCACCCCTTGCCAATGGTTTTCGCGGCGCGTATGTTGCGCGCACAACTGGTAGTACTGCCAATTTGAGCGGAGCATGCAGAGTATGGCCAAGCGCCAAGGTAAACGAACCCCCGAGATCGAGGAGCGTATCATCGACGGCCTGTCGAACGGCATTGCGCTGCGTGTGTTGTGCAGGCAGGATGGTATGCCTAGCTGGCGTGCTGTGTATAATTGGATGGACGCAGACGCCTCCTTCGCTTCACGCGTCGCGTGCGCGAGGGATTTGGGCTTCGAGGCACTGGCCGAGGACATCCTCGACATCGCCGACGACACGCTCGCCGTTAGCGAACACGTGCAACTTAGCAAGTTGCGCATCGAGACGCGTCTTAAGCTGCTCGCATGCTGGAACCCGAAGAAGTACGGCACGAAGCAGACGGTCGACGTCGGCAACAAGGAAAACGAGACGCTCAAGATCGACGCGAACGTCGACAACATCGCACTGACCAAATTACTATCGGGCATTGTGGCACAGCAGCCGGGCGCTGACGAGACTGACGCGGCAGCTTGATGCCTCCGCAGCACGACATTTCCGACACGCTCAACCGTGTGACGCTTGAGGGCCTCACGCCTATGCAGCGTGTGCACCTCGACTGGCAACTACGCTGGCGCAAGACTGCGCGCGCCAACCAGTTCGTGCCGCGCACTGACTGGACCGAGCTGGGCGTCCTCGCCGGTCGCGGCTTCGGCAAGACGCGCGTCGGTGCAGAGTGGTTGACGCGTGCAGTGTTCGAGGACGAGAGCGGCTTCGATAGCTGCGTCATCGCTCCGACCTATCAGGACGTTAAGTTTACCTGCTTCGAGGGCGAGAGCGGCCTGCTCAAGGTCATACCCAAGGCGCTCATCGCAAACTACAACAGCACCGACCTGATCCTCAAGCTGAAGACCGGCACAACGATACGCGGCTTCACATCCGAGAAGCCGGCGCGACTGCGCGGGCCGCAGCACGAGTTCATATGGTGCGACGAGCTGGCCGCGTGGCAGAACGCCGAAGAGACATGGGACATGGCCATGATGGGCCTGCGTCTGGGCGCGAAGCCGCAGGTGCTGTGGACGACGACACCGCGACCCGTCGAGCTGGTTCGCAAGCTGACCACACCGAAGCCGGGCCGCGTCGTGATCTCAGGCTCGACGTTCGACAACCGCGCCAACCTGCCCGATCGCTTCTTTGAGCAGCTTGAGCAGTACGAGGGCACGACCATAGGCCGGCAGGAACTGTATGGCGAGCTGATCGATCCGAGCGAAAACGGCGTCATCAAGAAGAGCTGGCTCAAGCTGTGGCCATCGAAGAAGCCGCTGCCGGCGTTCGACTGGATCATCATGTCGCTCGACACCGCGTTCACCGAGGCGACGCACGACAAGAAGAGCGGCGACGCCGACTACACGGCGTGCAGCGTCTGGGGTGTGTTCCAACACAACGACAAGGGCTACACCCTGCTGCTCGACTGCTGGCAAGAGAGGCTCGGCATGCCCGACCTGATCAAGCGCGTGAAGAAGGAAATGAACACGGCATACGGCGACGACCAAGACGTCGCGGTGATCAAGCCCATGTTTGGCAGCACCAAGCCGCTGACGTCTGGGCGCAAGCCAGACATCCTGCTGATCGAAGACAAGGGGAGCGGCATCAGCCTGAGACAGATGCTCGATCGCGAGGGCATACTGGCGCACGCCTACAACCCCGGCCGAGCAGACAAGCTGGCGCGCCTGCACGTGGTCAGCCCCGTGTTCGCGCGGCGCAGGGTGTTCCTGCCAGAGAGCGACAAGTTCCCCGGCAAGCCGCGCGTCTGGGCCGACCCACTGGTGGCGCAGCTCTGCTCGTTCACCGGCAAGGGCAGCCTCAAGCACGACGACTTCGTGGACAGCGCGACGCAGGCCATGCGCCTGATGATGGACAAGGGCATGCTCGGCACGCTCGTTGACAAGAAGCAAGAGATCGACAAGCCGCCGCCGAAAATAATACAGAACCCATACGGGCAGTAAGGACTACCGACATGATCGAAGACGAAGAGATGCTGGAAGGCGAGACCGTTGAGTTCGACGGCGAGGACGTGGCCGACGTTGAGGACACCGAGGACGGTGGCGCGATCGTCACGCTTGACGAGAACGGACCGGCCGCCGGCGAGAGCGAGTTCTATGACAACCTCGCCGAGACTATGCCCGAACCGGACCTAAAGACGCTGGCGTCGAAGTTCCTCGAACTGATCAGCCGCGACAAGGAGGCGCGCAAGAAGCGCGACGAGCAGTACGAAGAGGGCATCCGCCGCACCGGCCTCGGTGACGACGCGCCCGGCGGCGCACAGTTCAACGGCGCATCGAAGGTCGTCCACCCGATGATGACCGAGGCGTGCATCGACTTCGCGTCACGCGCCATCAAGGAGCTGCTGCCGCCGCAAGGCCCAGCGAAGGACTTGATCGAGGGCGAAGTCACCATCAAGAAGATACAGAAGGCGAAGCGCAAGACATCGCTGATGAACTGGCAGCTCACGGTGCAGAGCCAAGAGTTCCGCTCAGAGCTTGAGCAGCTACTGACGCAGGTGCCGCTCGGCGGCGCGCAGTACCTGAAGATGTCATGGGACGACGCGCGCAACCGCCCGAACTTCCTCGCCGTCATGATCGACGACATGTACCTGCCATTCGCGGCGACCAACTTCTACAGCGCCCAGCGCAAGACGCACGTCCAGTACCTGACGCAGCTCGACTATGAGATGCGCGTCGAGAGCGGCATGTACCGCGACGTTGACCTGACGCCAGCCGGCCAAGAGCCTGAGCGATCGGCGGCCGATGTGGCGAACGACAAGATCGAGGGCCGCAACGACACCAGCTACAACGAAGATGGACTGCGCACCGTGTTCGAGTGCCACGTCATCGCCGACGTTGAGGGTGAGGGCAACGCGCCGTACATTATCACCATCGACAAGCCGTCGAGCAAGGTGCTGGCGATCTACCGCAACTGGGACGAAGAGGACGAGAGCCGCGAGCCGCTAGACTGGTTCGTCGAGTTCCCGTTCATCCCGTGGCGCGGTGCCTACCCGATTGGACTGCCGCACATGATCGGCGGCCTATCTGCTGCCGCGACCGGCGCGCTGCGCGCACTGATGGACAGCGCGCACATCCAGAACGTGCCGACGATGCTCAAGCTGAAGGGCGGCACACGCGGCGGCCAGTCGCTGAACATCCAGCCGACGCAGGTCGAGGAGATCGAGGGTGGCCTCAACGTGGACGACGTCCGCAAGCTGGCCATGCCGATCCCGTTCAACCCGCCGTCGCCGACCCTGTTCCAACTGCTCGGCTTCGTGGTCGATGCAGGCAAGGGCGTCGTCCGCACGTCGATGGACAACCTAGCCGACCAGAACCCGAACGCGCCAGTCGGCACAACGCTGGCCCTGATCCAAGAGGGCATGGTTGTGTTCTCGTCGATCCACGCCCGACTGCACAACTCGATGGCGCGCATGCTGCGCATCCTGCACCGCCTGAACGCGATGTATCTGGACGACGCAGACGTGAAGCAAGAGGTCGGCGAGGTGCTGGCCTCACGCGCCGACTTCGAAGGCCCGATGGACATCGTGCCGGTCTCCGACCCGAACATCTTCAGCGAGAGCCAACGCTTTGCGCAGGTGCAGGCGATATCGCAGCGGGCCGCCGCACTGCCGCAGCTATACAACTTGCGCAAGGTTGAGGAGCGCCTGCTTGAGACGCTGCGCGTACCGAACCCGTCCGAGCTGCTCGTCCCACCGATGGAGCCGAAGCAGCAGAACGCGGTCAACGAGAACGTCGCGGCCACAATGGGCCGGCCAGTCGTCGCCTTCCCTGAGCAGGATCACATCGCCCACCTCAAGACGCACTTGGCGTACATGACCAACCCAGCACTCGGCGGCAGCCAGCTCATCGCACCAGCCTACTTGCCAGTGATACTCGGCCACATCAAG